CATGTACAGGGGGGTGGACGGAAAGGTCAAATATACGGTGCAGGGAGCTAGAATGAGTGGAGATATGAATACAAGTTTAGGTAACGTTATTGTGATGTGCACATTAATGCATAGCTACTTTAAATCGGTAGGTTTGCTAGGGCATGTCAAGTTATTTAACGACGGAGATGATTGCGTGATTATTCTTGAGAGAAAGAACAAGAATAAGTTCGTCAGCAACCTCCAAGGCTGGTTTAGACGCGTAGGGATTACAATGGAGTTTGACGGAATTTACTCCAAGCTCGAAGAAGTCGAGTTCTGTCAATCACGTCCCGTACACACTGCAAGAGGTTGGACTTTAGTACCACGTCCAACCAAGAGGCTATATTCGGACCTAATTTCTGATAAACCAATCCATAGTAGGAAGGTTTTCAATAAGTGGTTAGGAGCAGTTGCCGGATGTGGATTAGCCACTTGCAGTGGGGTACCCGTTTTTGACGCGTTTTATTCCTGGATAGCACGGACAGCCACCCCGTGGATACCTAGAGAGGGCGATCAGTATTACAAATTCACCACTCAACGAGCATTTGGGCTAGAAATGAAGTCGCAGACAGTACCTTGGTCTGCTAGAATGTCATTTTATTTCGCCTTTAATATTTCTCCAGCTGAACAAATTGCTGTAGAAAATTATTATAGAAGCCTAGATCTCGTTACACACGATAAAGGTATGCTTGAAACGCATACATTTTTAGACCCCATGCAAAATTTAGTCGCCCCGGAACAAAAGCCGATTCCGGGGCTGTAATTGCCTCGGAGAGGAAGACGTGTTAGAGTACGCTCGACCGCGCCCGCTAGGAGTAGAAATTGCCTTACTGGATGACGAACAAAACAGTCAATGTGTCCTTAGACTGTTTAGTGACGCTTTAAGGCAAGTGGGAGGTCAATTATGACCAGGTTGGTAGCTCAAGTGCCCGCATTAAGGGATGAGAATCCCCAGAAAGTTTGAACTACAGGGCAACAGGAGAATATTGGGTTGAAGCACCCTTCCTCTCTTAAATTACCGCTTTACTAACAACAACAACAATAACCGCAGCATCCAGCGGAAAAGGATGCAAAACAACGCG